GCTGCTACTCCTTCATTTACTTCATCCTCGTGCTCGTGCGGAATTGTATTTCCATCAGCATCTTTCTTATGATGCTCTACTAATGAATCTCTCCAATTATAATGTCCTTTTGTTGGAACTTCATATTCATATTCTACTTCTTCTTTCTTCGAGTTACCCCAGTTTGCAGCACCTACCTTACGACACTTAACTAATGCACCTGATGCATATGCACTTGGCCAGACTGAATATCTTGACTTAACTTTATGATAGCAAGCATCTTTTGTGCCACTACCTTTACCTTTCTTATCTTTTACCTCTGTAAGATCTATCTCTGCTTCTTCTATATCTTCTAAAAGAATATCTCCTACTTCTACACCATTTTCTGCAAACCAACCACGATTAACTTCAACCGCATATCTTACGTCACCATCTGGATATACAGGAATTGGATTCATTGGATCTAATTCTTTAATACTTTCAATTATACCTTCTTCGTTTATAAACGCAATATCAAGAGGTATAAAAGTATTCTTCATATGGAAAGAATGTTGATCAGTGCTTTCAAATACAAACAGCATGCCACGATCTTGTTCCAAACTCTCACGGAACATCAGACCTAATTTAAATTCTCCATCATTTTGTGGAACTTCAAGTTGAAGTGGTAATGAGATAAATTCTTCTTTCATTTTCTTTTTCTTTTTAGGTTTGTCAGTTGAAACATATGTTGGTTTTGCAGCACCAGTTTTTGATTGCTGATTTGGATCTGCTGCTCTTTTTCTACGATGTGCTGATTCTCTCTCTTTTTTACTCATACTATCATATTTTGCACGAGATACGCACTTTGGTACTCCCTCGCCTGGTTCATCACTTGCACAGGTTCCACCTGTTTTTACATTCACCCATCCACCTTTACCGTCTTTTGATTTAGAACCTTTAAACCAAGAACGTAGTGTTCCCTCTTTGACACTTTCTTTATCAGTCATATAATCTGCTGCAGTATCAAGATAATCTGCTGCTTTTGTGATTTTAGACTGAACCCATGCCTTTGCATTTCCTTCACCTTTACCAACTTTCTTTTTGAGTTTTTTCGCAGCGACCATAATATTATCAGTCTGACGACGAATCATTTCATATTCGTGATCACCATGCTTTTCTTCATTCATCGCTTTGGTTTTCTTTTTCATTGAGTTGATAAACTTTCTATAGACTGCTGCTTCAGAGGTTTTACCCATCACTCTTGCTCTTTGCTCCATAGCAATTGCTGCTTGAATTTTATGAGCATGTGATCTACCTGATTTCCTAATTTTTGCCACACTCGCTTTCGCTGTAGCGACATCCTTGAAACCAAGTCCATGAATAGTTCCTTTAGGATCTTCATCTGTATATAAATCAGAATGTTTTTTTGATTTAGCAGGTTGACCTTTTTTACGGGCAATGCGAGGATTTGATTCCTCAGTCATTTTCTTTTTACCTGCACAATGTGCTTTCTGACTAAAACCTTTTGGGTTATCACAATCTATAGACTTTTTATACTTATCTGACCATCCTTCTTTGACCAGAAATCCGTCTTCACGAACTTCATAACCATCGGGGATTGGTTTACACTTTTTATCAGTGTTGCAATAGTAGTATCCTTTTTTACAGGATTTCATCATTCAGCAGTTTCTGAGTCATTATTATTTAGAATACCTTGTTTTAGTAGTTTTGATAACTCACTTGTTGATCCAACAAATAAAGCGTTATTTGTTACATTACTTTGAGTTTTTGATTTTTCTTCATCTATATCTTTCATTTTTTTCTGAAGATCCATTAATTTGTCAGTGCTATCAGCTACTGATTTAATTAACTGTCCGGCAACTTCATATGCTCTTGGACTTGCACTTTCACCTGCAACTTCCATGATTCCATTTATTGCTTCTTGACCCTTTTCAATCAGTGAATATAATTGCCCTCTTGTATATTTGTAATCTTTTTCAACATCATTTTTTTTAAGAACAACATTAGGTAGTTCTGGTTTTTCATTATCTTTTTTAACAATAGAGGTTTCTACATTTAAAGATTTTTCAATGCTGTTAAAATTTGTGTTCATCATGAGTCTGTCCTTGTTGCAGGATTAAATTGTAATGAATCAGTAAAGATACTTGATGTCTCACTAAATCCAAAGTCATCACCAATATCTATAAGATTATCATCTGCTGTGGTTAATTTATTTACTTTTGAATTTTCAAGATGTTCTGCTTTTATTGTGCTACTAAATCCACGTTTCACAACTAATGTGGTTGCATCAGGTTTTTCTTTAATTTGCATAATTTCACTATCAATCACAATTCGATCACCAACTGCAAATCCAGATGTATCGTTAATAGTAATTCTTACCTCATTTTTTGTGATATTGAATGTTAATACTGCTGTATTATCATTATCATAATCTTTGACTGCTTTTGGAGTTGCAACATAACGAAGTTCTCTTCTAGCATTTTCACGATCCATATTAGTATGATAATCCAACTGAACTTTTTTGATAAGTCCTTCTGGTGTATCTGCAACTGGGCCAAATAAGTAAGTTTTAGCAGTGAAATTAAGTGTGTAAATTAATGCCCTTCTTGTCGCAAAATCTCCTTCATAATCATCTTGGAATGATATATTATCTAATACAACGCTTATATCTCTCTTTTCTCCAATGACACTCACTAAGTCTACTGTTAAATTAAATGAAGGTTGAAAAAATGGAAGTATCTGTTCAACAATTTGAAGTGCGTCATCATTTAGTTTTACTAAAATATTTAATTCAAAACCAATATTGTAGGGAACTGGCATGAAAACTTTTCTTAAATTCGATCCATCAGAAGCTTTAAATGTTTGTGTAATTGTAGATTTTCTTGTTGCATCATAGGAGATATTTGTCATCTCAAATGACATTCTAGGAAGTGTGATTTGAGTCGCACGATTTAGATCAGGTTGTTGTTCAATTCTTGCTAAAAATTTCTGCATTGGGCCATATGCCAATGCAACTTTCATATCACTAATAGATTTTCCAGTATTATCCTTATGACGAATATGAATATCATTGAATAAAGTTCCAAACGATATGACCGTCTTTCTAAGTATTTCGTGATAAAAATAAGTTCCTAACATTAATATGTACCAAATGGATTAGTTTCAGCGAAATCAATGATATCATCTGCCTCAGTTTCAAACTCATCATTACTGCTAAAGTCATCATATATATCACGATTATCATATTGACTTATATTATATGCAACAAATTCTGTGCTTCCGATTGATAAAGTTAAACCTTGTTTGAAGGAAGTATTAAGAGTTGGTTCACTTATTCGTAAAGTTCCACCTGTTCCAGATACTGAATGAACAGTTACACCTGCACCGATTACATGATCAATTGGCTCTATATCATCACCGATGTTGAATTTAGATGTATTTGCAGATCCAACGAATATATTAGTTGTTCCAGCACTTACAGATACATTGGTTGTAGTAAATCCAGCTACAAATATTGTCTTATGTATTTTTAATCCTGTAATACCAATTCCAGTTTGAACTCTGACCTCTTCACCCGGAATAAATCCACTTACAGTTGATCCAATTCCAACATTTGTAATTTTAAGAATCTTAGTATCTAGATCCCATGATCTAACTCTCGCTTCTGTATTTGAAGTTTGACCAACAACTAAGTCATTATAATCAAAATTACCGCGACCTGTAATTATATTTGGATCAGCAACAGTAACTGTTGGAACAACAGTGTATCCAATACCGGGATTTCCAGCACGAACAGTTTGTAATGTAGTATTTGATGAGTCAACAACAGACACAGGTATCGCAGTTGTTCCAGTTCCGGGACTTGCAACTGTGACTGTAGGTGGAACTGTATAACCACTACCACTTTCAGTAACAGTGTATGATATGACACCTTTTTGTACTGTCTCTATTCCACAAGTAGCTATTGCTCCACTTCCACCGCCACCTATTATTCTTATACTAGGAGCAACACTATATGCAGCACCAGCATTTGTTAAAATCAATTCTTTAATTGAGAATACACCACCAACAGAAGTTGTGATAGCAACAGCAGAGGCATTAACACCAGCAGCATCTCTTGAAGTAGAGATGGAAACAGTTGGAGTTGATGTATAACCACTGCCATCATTTAGTAGAGTAAGAGTTCTTATATATCCTGTTCTAATTACAGCACTCGCTGTTGCAGTTGCACCAGATCCTACTAGATTGAGTGTAGTGATAAATCCATCCTCTTCAATCTCTGTATCGATTTCGTCTACACCAGTATCAATAATTTCATCCTCATATTCAAATAGTTCACACTGAAGTTGATAAACATAATTTTTACCTAATTGATAAAAAGGTTGCTCATGTTCTACAAATTTTACTTCAAATAATCTTTGACCTAATGGAAAAAATATTAAATCACCCTCTCTTGGACGAGTTGCTATTTCATAGGCATCAATATTCAAAAATGGTGATATAAAATCTTCAAATCTTTCTTTTGATATGGTAAGAGTAACTTCATCTCTCAAACTCACACCAAACTTAGTCATTATATCACCAGCACCAGAGTATCCCTCATATGTGTTAACATAAGCTTCAAGTAAGAAGTTATCATCAAATTTAGATGACTGCACTTCCTCAATAATTGTTGATCTATTAACAAATTTTCTGGGAATATAAGTTACTTCAACCCCATAAATTTGCAGCTGCTCATTTATGAGATCCTGTATAAGTCTCTGTTCACCGGGAGATCCTTGCAGAAAAAAGGGATTGAGTGCCATACATCCTACCCGATAAAGTCAAATGGAGGTAACTCGTATTCGAGTTGCATCTTTTGTTTGATTGATTCTAATTCCTTCTCACCATCTTCATATATTTCTCTTCCATTTAATTCTAATCCACCGGGAAGTTTGACTCCTCTAAATTTAATTAAATTTTGTCCCCATTGTCTTTTCATTAAAGCTACGAGATACATTTTAACAAATGGGTCATTGTACACTTTTGTAAAATCATCAGGATTCAACGCACGGAAACAATCAATAACAATGTAATCATCAGTGCTCATGGAATTAAAATCCATGTCAATATATAAACGATTTTGTTTCTTATTAAATCTTATTTGTCTTTCAGGAGTTAGTAAGAAGTCAATATCTTCTAAGTAACTCTTGACCATTGAGTATTGTAATAATTCAACCGAATTAAAATAGTATAAGTCATTTAAGAATAACTGATACTTGATACTAAACATTCCACCTGATATTGAACTGGTATCAAATTTAAAAATTTTCTCAATACCAATCACACTATCTGGAACTTGAATAAAATTACTTGTTTCAACAAATTGTGAAGTTGTTGTACCATATCCAGCGATATTTGTAGAAGTTCCTGTGGTTGCTGCCAAACCTACAGTATTTGTAGATCCAGTTTGATTATGTGCCTTTCCTCTATCAATATCGTTTTGAGTAAATTTATACTTCAAATACATTCTTTCGACACCATCAAAGCATCTTTCATTGAATAGTTGTAAAGCATCATCCACCAAATCGTCAATCTGATCATCGTCGATATTAATTTCCAGCACAGGAGCACCTAGTTTCCTAAGTGCATAGTCGATTAATCCTTGTCTGGTGGATGGTTTTGCCATTATTCTGCTTCTACCTCAGCTGCTAGGTTTTCATATTTGGTTTGCCATTCAAGTGCCTGTGCGGCTAATTGAGTTTTTTCATCATTAAAGTCAGTCATTACAGTTGTCAATTTTGCTTCCAAAAGTATATTTTGGTTTGTAAGTGTTGATATTTTTTGATTATAAATTTTAATCAAAGTGTTTACATCAACGTCATTATTTTGTGAATTCATGGTTTTTTAAATCTAGAACGTACCCCCGTCGATCGTTGTTGTCCACATGGGTTTACTAGTATATGTAGTCGAGACATTGGTAGGTGTTTTACCAGTGCCAGTTCCATTTAATATCAAATCAGCAGAAGTATTAAATGTTCCAGTCACACCAATCAATGTAACTGTGGTTGAGTTTGATGTTGTCTTAACAACACCTTGCTGTGATCCACCACCTGCTTGTGTAACTAAATCACCTTCAGTAACTGATTGTGCACTACCTAATGTGATTGCAATCTCTGTGACTGCTGTTAAAAGTTGAGTAGAAGTGAATGTAGCAGCACTCGGTGCAGTTGTTGAGTTCTGTAGACCTGTGCTGTCAAAGTATGTAATACCATGTGTAGAGAAATCACCAGACTGATAGTATATACCTTTTATATCAAGATATCCTTTTGTACCTGAAATAACTTCAGCAGTATTAGTTGCATCTGGTACATATGTCCAAACACGACTACCATTTGCACCTGCCTGACTATCATCCATTCCGAAGAAACCAAGTTTGTTGTTGGCTGTTCCAGAACTTGTATTATAGTTAAACGAAATACCACGGTCAGTGTTAGTATCCTTCGCGTGAGTAATTGTTAACTGTGTCGATGTGCTTATTCCTGCAGTGGTATTTGCACTAATGGTAATAGTTTTAGTTCCGGTGTTGATTGAAGCAATTGTTGTATTACCGGGAATTCCTGTTGCTGCAACAATATCATCAGTTTGTAATCCTGTGACTGAATCTATGACAATTGTATTTGCACCACTTGCTACAGTTGTCATCACGGTTCTGATGCTTGTTACATCACCAACACGCATGATTGGATCATTTACAGTGGCAGTTGTTGAATTAACTGTAGTTGTTGTTCCATCAACTTGTAAGTCACCTTTGATGATAACTGTTCCTTCACTGCTTCCACCACTTGGGAATGGATCAATAAAGATTTGATTTCCACCACCTGCTCTTGTTGCAATAATATTAGATGAAATACCAACGTTATCAATTTCAATACCACCTGTGTTGACCATCTTACCAACATGGGTGATCACACCAACCACTGAAAGTTGAGATCCATCAAATGTTAAGTTTGCATCATCTTCAAGTTCACCTGCAGTTCCAGCAAGAACAATACGATTATTCGTTAAATCGGATATCTTTGCTGATGCGACTGTGGCGACTCCTGATACGACTAAGTTATCTGTATCAGTTGTTCCAGTTACCTCAACTCCATCTATTCGAGTCGCA